CTTGCATTATCTGCACTTAAAGAAGTTCCTCCAATAACTAAACCCGCGGTACCGTTAGTAGTTGGTCGTAGATATGAAGTACTTCTATTAAATTCTAATCCGAAGCCTTTAAGATCGACATAGGAGGCATCGCTGTAGTATGCACGTAGAGTTGAGTCTACAGTTCCGTCGCCAAGCTGCAAGGTTGTACCGGGCGAAGTAGTACCAATACCGAAGTTACCGCTTGTAATGTAAGAGGCGCACCCACTAACTGCGGACATTTTGACTCGCTGAGTAGTAGCCGTACTTGAAACATCTGTTTGCGAGTATAAACGAAGCTCTGTACCTCTTTCAGTAGGAGTTCCTGTCTTTGTTACTGCAATTGCCTCAAAACCTTTTACTCGACCTCCTCCCTCACTTCCGCGAGTAAATGATATAAGAGATCCATATCGCGCAGTGTTTATTTCCAATTGGTCTGCGACATCATCATTAGTATAAATATTATACAAAGAAGTAGAAGAGTTAGAAGTCAGGTTGCCCAATCGTAGTACCGGGCTTTCTGAGCTACCACTTCTATTTTCACTGACCAGCCAAGTTGTGCCTCCGACTGTTAAATCATGAGTAGGATCACGACCTTGCAAGTTAATGCCTACGTTGCCTGAACAAGCAGTAAGCATAATGTGGCGAGTAGCACCACTGCGTGCAACAAGGTTCAAATCATCGTTCGCAGTAGTAATCTCAAACGCTGTAGTCACGTTATCAGAAGACCGAGTATCTCGGAAACGAATAGCATGGTCATCGTCGTCCGTGCTATCGTCCAGATTGATTATGCTCGTACCACCCGAACCTACGGTTAGGACACCCTCTACAACCGTATTCCTGTTTAGTACCCACTTTGTTCCACTGTTAGAGTATAGAATAGAAGCGTCTGCGCCTTCTACAAAGAGACCTGCACCATCTGCCTGTGAGCTGGTTGTAGCGTTTCGTGCAACTGTAATTGTTTTTGCCGAAACAGATACTACAGAAGAGTCGATTGTAGTAGTTGTACCATTTACATCCAAATCTCCAGAAACAATAAGATTACCTGTTACAGTACCTCCTGCCGTTGGCAAGTAACTGGTACTATTGAAAGCGTTTGATCCAAGCTCTCGATAACCTAATAATCCGCTGCTTGTATTAAAGGTTACAACATTTGTTTCTGCTGTAGTATTTTGTGCGTTTGGATATCTTATTACATTTCCAGTAAAGTCAAGTGTAGCAGAGCTTGCAGTCGTATTCGGAGTTATCTTGAAGTTATAGGCATCGAAAGAGTTACGCAGTTCAAAAGGTGTGTTGTCCTCTGAGTCAAAGACAAATGCATTTTCGTAATACGAGAAGCGAGTTGCGTTTCCTCCGGCACGATACAAACGAGATGCCGCCCCTCCCGCACTGGATGAAGCAAATAGAACTCCGTGATTATTAGCAAAAGTAATTTCACCTGCTGCATTATCATCAACGTCTGAACGAAGATAATTGGCTGCCGCTACTCCTCCTAGTTGCCCAGCGTTCGTAGCAAAAGCAGCCGTACTAGAGCTACCTCCCGTTGCTGTTGCTCCGCTAGCTCCTTCTAGCACAGAAGCTTCGAACAGGAAGGCGCCCCCGGTTTGATTTATAGGAGAAGCTGTTCCTGTACTTGTAAATACAACTCTCCAATCATACGCAGTGCCTTCAGACAAACCTGTAAAGGTTTGTTCATTATCTACAACTGCATTATATAAGTAAAGAGTCTCTCCGAATAAGTCTAAAAAGTCTTCTTGTACCGTAAAACTAATTGAATTAGCCGCATTTACCCAAGACCCTGAAGGGTCCGTCCTATATTGAAACTGTGCACTAGCTTGACGATTTGCTAGACTAAAATTACCTACTCCTAAACTCCAGAAGTGATTGATTGAAAGTTTGAGAGTAATATCCCCCGGACCTCTAGTTACAGAAGCTACAGACCCGCCCGCAGAATCAAAAGACATTTCAAAGGCTTGCGTAGTAGCCCCAGAAGAGTATCTTGTAGTAGGATTGTTTCTTGCATAGTACCCCGCAAAAGTAGACCCTACGGTCGTACCCACACGGCTATCTATTAGATTGATTACATCTTGTCCAAGAGATGCTACATTTACTCCTCCTGGAGCTACTGTTGTGGCTTGTAAATCTCCTGCTACTGAGGCTGAGTTTCCTAGAATAAGAGTACCGGAGTCATTTACTTCTATTGTATCTCCGGCAAGGGTACCTTTTACTTCAAGACTACTTCCAGTCCATCTAAGACTTTCTGTATCATCTCCGATATGGAAAAGGGCCCTTGTACTATTGCTTGCCGCATCGTCAAAACCTAAGTAGAAACCTTGAGAGGTGTCCGAGTCGCTTGTTTTACCTGCTTTTATAGCTCCGAGGCTATTTACATCTGCGCCAAGAGTAATCTCTCCTGTAGAAATTCGTGCTCCATCAATTACAGTACTGCCTCCAGACGTTAGATCTGAGAAGACAACTACATTTGTGAAGTTTGTGCTAGAGCGAGAAGTTTCAAATACAGGATTACCTTCTCCGCTTTCCGACGCAGTTTCTTCTGCATACCACCGAGAAATCCAGAACTGTCCATCTTGCCCTACATTATTTGGAGGCTGCTGATCCCATCCCTGAGACGACAGAGTGCCTCCAGCCCCTGCACTAAATGACACAGTATCAAACTTCCACTGTAGCCCAGTAGGAGTGGCTGGAGCCGAAGAAGAAGCACTTTGATAATATACATATCCCTCTGCATATCGAAGTCCTGGATCCCCTGTAATAGATTGTCCGTCTTCTCCCTTTTTTGATAAAGAAAAAGTTTGAAGTGCAGTAATAGTTACCGCATTGTCTGCACTTATTGTGTAAGTAATTGTAGCACTGTTAGCATTTGTTGTATATGCAGAGTGATCGTCTACTGTGGCTGTAGTTGTTCCATTTCCTGTAATACTTCCTACGGATATATTACCGTCGGTAGCTGTAGACACTCTAAATGTTCCAGTAGTATCGTTACTAGTATTATACGTTAGAAGAGTGGTGCCCTTATATACTTGTATAGTTGTGCCAGAACTACTATAACTTTGCACTACTCCTGTTTTACTCGCAGTGAAAGAATGAGTTGGATTAGGCAATACTAAAGTATAAGCATCTGCTCCTGGATCTCCCGGGCCCCCCGGAGTACCAGGAGTACCTGCAGCTCCTGGAAGAATAGCTATTGCTGACGTAAAGTCAGAGGCTACTGCTGCTCCTGCTGAACCGCCCTCATATAGTTTTACTTGAATTGTTTGAGGCATTTGGTCGGCAGAAGCCGAAGGAGTATACGAAAAAGTAGATGATTGATTGATTCCTTGAGAAGCTCCATCTACAATAAATTCAAAATACTCGGTACCTGTTGTACCAAAAGCTATTGCCTCAAATTCTTGTGTTGTAGGAGAAGGGCTAATTCCATCCGCAGTATATGTAAATATAGTATTGGAAGCACTAATGCTAACGGTTCGTCCGTCATTGCCTGTAGCTCCTTCTCGAATTTTAGCCGCCTCAAAGACTGTAGAAAACTCTTCTGCTACATTTCCAGCTTCTCTAATACTTGCCGTAATAAGTGCCGAACTGCCGCTTCCATACGTGACTGCTCCGTCCGTAGTTGTAAATGTATAAATGTAAGGATTCGAACCGTTTGCTGCTACAAAGCCTGCATCCGGACTTCCATTGAACCCATCTAAAGTAATACGAAACTCAGGATCACGGAACCCAAGTGCAGTAACCGTAGCAACAAAATTAGAAGGAGTATTTACCTGAGTCGAAGAGGCATTGTAGTTTATAGTTGCAGGAGTTAGTGCTATATTTACTGCTTTTGCAGGCTGTAGATCGGGGTCAATAGTTAGGTAACTTTTCCAGTTACCAGATCCATCAATTGAGCCAATGATAAAGTCTTTTGCAAAATCAGGACTCAACTGATCTTTGAAAAGTACAGGGTTCAACCCAGAAGCATTTATATCTCGATCAATATAAACTTCCTTACCCTCATTCTCAATAGTACTCACGAGTGCAGCGGCACTCATTGTTGTCGTAGAGTAGCGAAGAACATTTGTATAGTTTATAAGATTATTGTAGTCTTCTGTCAGACTGTCTGTTTCAATGTAAGACTCTCTTTCAGTTGTAGACTGTACATAGATAGACGAAGCACTAACCTGAGTCCAACGATTACTGTCCGTTCCAATATTTTTATCGTACCAATAAGCTACGCCTCTCGGAGTATCTTCTAAATGCTTTATGAGTGTGAGAGTACTGCCAGAAGTATCGGCAAGTACGTATGCTACTTCGCTCGCTCCTAGAACAGCATAATTTACTGAAGCAGAGGTAAACTCATAGCGCTCCCCAGAGGTTCCCGTGCTCGGAGCAAAAATTGTTGTATTTGCTTCAAATTTTACTACTTCATTCGAGGTATCAATAACTGCTCTAGCATCCGCGTATCCTCCAAGCTTCAGTCCAAACAGACGATCTTGAGGACTCTCTAATATTTCTTCTGAGAGATAAATAGTTCTTGTTACTGCGGCTGACTTTCTTCCTCTCTCATCTTGAGAACGAACAGTAAAGTGGTAATAACCCCCCTCCGTAATATTTGAGAAAATAACTTGATTTTCTGCAGTAACTATTGGATTGGGATAGCCTACAACATTGTGCTCAACACGGAAGTACAGGTCTAAATTTGTAGACTCTGGGCGTTCCCATGAAAGAATTATTTCTTCAGAGGGTTGATCTCCGTCAGAATTTTTAGTTGCACGAACATTCTCAGGTTTAGGAATAGTATCTTGAGGCTGAGGAGTAGGCGCAAGAGGATCTTGCTGTGCAAGAGAGAAATTATAGTCAACATTATCAAACTTACTTTCGTAGTACTCTACTGCGGTAATTCCGTAAGTATTATCATCTTCCTTTGTGATTGCTACAATTTTGAATTCTTTTACAGAGGCAGCGGAAGCATTTCTGTCGCGCACTCCGTATACTGCTCCTTCCATTTTACTAACTTGTCCTGAAGTAAACGAATTTGCAGGAAGTGTTAGTTCTCTTGAAGAGATAGAAGAAATATCAGCAGTAAGTACAGAAGTCGCTTCATTATACTGAAGCGTAAGTAAGTTTCCATTTTCGTCGTATGCGTTATTTATTTGAGCATACGCACTCTCAGAGGTAGCAAAGGAGAACGTATATAAAGTACCGTCTTCGTCATGTGCCTGAGTAACTTCCTCTCCTGCACTTATAGTAGTGTTATTTACAGAAGCTGATGTTTGTGAGAGTACAACTTTTGACTCTGGAATAACTACGAAGACTTGCCCGCTCGAAGAACTTTCGTCTACTTCTCGATCAATAGTAAGCGAATTGGTAGTAGCAGAACTAACTCGTCCACTAAACTGTAGATTATACTCGTGATTATCTTGAACATTGATAATATCGCCGGGTGCTAAGAAAGCAGCATTATAAGCAGTTTTGAACTCTACCAATTCAGTTTGATTGATAGCTGTCCATAGCTTCCAGCGCCCATATCGAATAGCTTGCCCTTCAGAGGTACAGCCAAACGCAGTAGCTTCTTCTTGGTTTACTTGTCCTGTTTCTACTATGTTTTGTCTATCTTCAACAATAATTGGTTCGAGCTTATAGTCTGCCTCTGGATTATTCCATTGAACAATCATCTGGTTTGTTCTTGTTTTGCTTGCAGTAGACTCGTAGTTGAAGACTCCATCAAGTACATTAGACTTGTTGAAAGTATATACTGGGTGCTTTTTATCATCAATTACTGGGAATAGCTTGCCGTCGCCCCAATATATAATTCCTCTAAAGATAGTAGCCATATCCTTGAGAACTTTGTAAACATCTGTTGCTTTTTGCAGATAGATGTTTGCACGGAATCTAGGCTCTAGTCCGCCCTTTCCATCAGGAACTAATTCATCACAGTATCTTGCAATTTTGTAGAGAGACCACTTATCAATATCATCTGCACGAACATATTGGCCAACCCCGTATCGGTTGTTTGTGAGAATATCATAAAATATCCAAGCAGGGTTATCAGTATAGATCTTTTCTGTTACAAATGTTCCGTCCCAGATTCCTTCATATAAATCATCAACATCATAAAAACCAGTATCAAGTTGAGGTAGTTTTTTCTCTCTAGGAGTATAGTTAGAAGGCACTAATACTTTTAGACCATATGCATCATAGGTACGAGAAGGAGTGCTATCAAAAGCTTCTGCATCAAAAGTAACATTTGCAATCGAAGTAAGAGGGTAATTTACTTTTTCTGTAATCACTCCCAGAGCTGTTTGAATACCGCCACCCTGAACAGCTTGCCACTTATCAATATCCGTACCTCTCCAGCCTAGGCGAGGACGTCCATCTGAGCGCCCCAAATCCCATACGTGAGCGCGACCTGCTTGATTATCTGTTAGATCCTCACTGTTTGTAACTCTTTTTATTTTTATCTGGAATCCGACAAAAGGCTGGTATTGCTGTAAATCAATAGTATGATAAAAAGAAGCCGCAGTTACAAATTTTCCGCCGTGTGCAAATAAAGAATCTCCTTGAGAAATATTTACACCAGAACTTTGGTTCAAATCTCTTACAGCGTCTGGCACAGGAGTAAAATTACCTTCTACATCAATATAGTCTCCATAAGAGGTTCCATCCCCATTGGAAGTATCTAATCTTATCTGTATTGAATAACCCGCACCCGCTGCATACTTTGCACCACTTTCTGTTTTGTGCATTATCAAGCCGCCAGGGTATCTAAACTCGAGTTGTACTTTATCTATTTCTGCCGCCTGTTCCGCTGCAGTTGCTGTAATTGTACCTTCTTCTGCTAAATTTAGATTGCTTACTCCTGCAGTAGATAATTGTTTTGTGGTACTTCCAACCCCAAGAGGTGTTATAATCATAGGCTGGTTGATAGTACCAGTATTGAATTGAACGCCACTACCTCTATACTTTGTAGATGTCAGACCTGCAACGGGCCTATTTATCAAGAATTCTTTTGCTTGCGAAGCTGGTATAGTTACACCGGGATTTACTTTTGTTACTAAGGTTGTGCCGTTGGTAGCAGACAGGCTTAGATTTAGTCCAATGTTTGCAGTGTGAAGTCCGGAGGTAAATGGCTCTAAAGCACTATCCCCGCCTATAGCAGTAATAACAACATTTACGGACTTACTAGTATTATTTGGAATAGTAATAACCCTAGCGATATAATTTCTAGTAATATCTTTGCCGAGTGCAATAGTCATTGGCAAAGAAACGCCAGTACTCAAAGGTTGTGCTATATTTTCTGTAATTTCAGAAAAAGTAGGAAGTTGAACCCCAGAATTAGAATAGTCCCAATTTAGAGTAAATTGTGTTCCTCCCCCAAGAGGAGAAGGATAAACAGGGTTAGAAAGAGATACCTCTAGATTATATAAATCTAGAATTTTCAAAAGATTTCTACTAGGGCCAAAATTATTCTGGACCATTGTATAGTTGAAGTTAGGGTTTCCCACGACGGTGAAGGTGTCCCCTCCGCCTGTATTTGTTAGCCGTGTAGTAAATCCTCCTAGTTGAAAAGTTTCTTGCTCTTCAAATATAGGATCATTGTTCAAATATACACTACGAGCACCCTCAACGAGTCCTTGAATTGGACCTTCTGAAATTAGGTCTGTAATTGATATAACCTGAGTAGTTTTTCCGTAGGAATAACCACTTACAGAGTTATTTCTAGACTCTTCTGCTCTTCTATCTCTTGAATATAAGGATCTAAATGCCATTTAATTTATCTCTTATCCTCTAGTAAATCTACTAGACGCTACCTGTTGTTCTGTTTGAAAATCTAGCTCGCCGCCACCGCCGCCGCCAGAATAACTATTACCAACTCCTGATTCTATAGCTCCTACACTTGATACTTCAAAGCTAATAGGTTGTCCCGGTACTCTAAGTCTACCGTATAGTACAGGTACTGGATCTCCTGATACAATATTTTGTTCTGCTCCATTGAATAAGTAAGACTGCTCTTGGTCAGAATCCGTAGAAGGATCTGGAGCCATCATCTGCTGTATACCCCCAAGTGCGAGACTTGCTGCTACACCAAGAGCTATTTTTCCGCCTATTGTTCCTGCAGCCGCACTCAATCCTGCAGCAAGACCTGCAGGAGCCGCTGGACCCGCCAACCCCAATGCTACCATCTGAGCATTTTGAGCTGCGATCATGGCCGCACCTGCACCCGCCGTTATTACCACAAGAGCGATTGCGGCAAGTATTTTTGCAGGGCCACTTTTTGATCCGGCAGGCACAGGAGTGATAATTACATCTCCCTCTTTCATATCCAGTAGAAGTTCCGCAGGTTCTTCTAACTCATTTCCTGCTACGTCAATATGATAGCCTACACCTTCTTCATGCTTTTTTATAAAGTAAGCAGCAGTATCTCCAAAATTTGCGTCCAACGCACGAAAAATCTCGGAAGGCTTTGTAAAAGAAAGACGCATATGGGGAGTATATTTTTCTCCTAGTTCGCCTTCTAAATAAACATTACGTAACATATCTGTATACTCTTTTTATATTCTTTGCCCAGAAAGGATGTAAACTTTCTCGACAGGATAATCTGTTTTCTGCATGGTGGTAAAAAGTCTCTCCACCTAAGTAAATTCCACAATGATTAGCTACGGAAGACTTTATGTTGAAAGTTAGAACGTCGTGCTTCTGTATATCTTTTATGTCTACTGGTTCAAAGCCCCACTCTTTCATCATCTCATCTGTAAAGTAATCAATATCTTTTTCCCACCAGTCATCTTCAAAAGGAACTCGAGGAGCTATATTTATTCCCACACTTCTTAGGTAATCTCTACTTGCTTCAAAGCAATCACTTTCTGTAAACTTGTATTCTCTACCAAACAATTCTGTAGTATTCACCCTTGGCTGTAGTACGTTCAATTCCATGTCTGGGTATGAAAAAATATAATAAGGAATTCCAAGAGCATTACAATATGTTATGTCTGCGTCACTTGCAGTATTATCTGCATCTGGATGACTATGTACTATTCCTACTATATCTGATGTTCTTTTTAGCTTGATGTACTCTTGAGAATCCATCAAAAAGTCTTGTCCTTCTTCTGCAATGTTTTTACAAGGAACCCATAGCATTTTACCCTTTTTTACGCAAATTACCCCACAACCTTCTCGTGGGTACTCCTCTCTAAAATGCTGTTCTATTTCGTGTAAAAAATCTGCTATCATCTAAACTTTCGAGTTCCTGGGAACCCGCCGAAGGGAAGTACCTGTGCTGTATTGAAAGACCCTACTGTAGGTCTTGCGTTGTTTCCTGTGCCCGAGCCTGTAGTTTCAATTGCTTGATATCGTGCTTTACATGAAGAAAGTAATTTTCCGCACACATCACCAGCAACCCAATACGTAGGAGCAGTTCCAGGAGCAAAATTTGTATCTTTTGTATGCTCTTTCAGTGCCTTCCATACTGTATTTGCATGATAAACATAAGAACTCTTACGAGGATCAGTAGTATCTACAGTATACTGTTTACTTCCTGTATCAGTAGACCATACCGAAAAAGTTCTAATTTTTTTCCAGAAAATACTGAACTCGGAAGGTGTATTCCCTTGGTTAGTATCTGTTTTTGATTGATAGTAATCATTCTCGTATAGTACTACATCTTCTATTGAGTACGAAGTAGCAGAAACCCATGCCGCTGCTGCTGTTATTACTGTCAATGTCTCTTTTATTAGAGGCTCATCGTCAATTGTAAAGAAGAAAGAAAAGGTTCCGTTTGTATTTGTTATTTGACTCTCATCCTGCCAGTAACAAGCACTTCTTACATCAGTCGCAGATGTTGAGTACCCTTTATATACCCAAGGGCAGTACTTTCCTGTAACAATTCTACTTGGTACTCGTGTACCTGAAAAGTCAAACGGAGAGGCTAGCTCAAGTTGAATCATCATATTATTCTTTGAAGCAATTCTATCTATCAAATATACGTCTGTAGGAAACTCATACGCAGTTACTCCTACTCCTGTATACTTTTCTAAAGTTTGTCGTCGCGTAATTCTGCCACCAACTAAGTCCTCTATAACAAAATCAGCAGGAAAACCTGCCGCAGATTTTGCGGAAGCAGAGAGAAGAGAGTTTACATTCGCCATTGTCATTGAAGGACGATTCTGTGCACCATCTCCTGTAAGTTCTATACCGTCTAGTACCATGGGAAATATACTATAAGTAGTACCATCAAATACTATATCATCGTCTGTATTCTGCGAATGAAAATAGTAAGTAGTTCCTCCAAATTCTAAGTCATAAAGACTTATAAATACGGAAGAATTAGAAACTAATTTTTCTGAATCTGTTGCAATTACGTCACTCATGCTTCATAAACTCTCTTGAATGTTGCGGTTAGGCTATGGCCTATTGTACTATCGTGAGTTAGTTGATACTCATCACAGTATACTTTTACAATCTCATTGTCAATATAAAAATCAAAATTTGCAGGAACAGTGGCGTCGAGAAAATCGGCAATACTATATACTTCAGTAGGTTCTCTATTTTGAAAAGAGACACTATATTCTTCGGTTTTTGCATTGATTCCATCGAGTAGTCTCTGCTCGTATCCATCTCCAAATTTTTGCTTCAATACACGAAATTTAGGAGTACGAGAGACTCCTCTATCTACTACAAAATTTGTATTTGTACCGCCCGCAGAGAAACCTCCGGTAGTGGTGCCATTTGTTGTAGGAATAACAATCTTATACTCTGCCATTATGCGTTACCATACGGGTTTAGAATACCTCCCGCTCTCTTTTGGTGTTGAAGTTCTTGCTGTACTGCTGCTGCTACCATATTACCTATTTCTTTACCCTGATTTCCGTCTGCATTTGTGCTTGAGGATGCTTGACCATTTTGATCAATAGCAACATTTACAGTTACATTATTTTGCTGACCTCCTCCACTCTTCATTTCTACAGGGATACTTCTGCCGTCAGGAAGTGGTACAATAGCTTCATTATATCTGCCTTCACCAACTAAACCAAGAGTAGGTTTATTTACTGTTCCTCCATCTGCAAACGCTCTGAAGCCTCCGGGAGCATATCCACCCTTTGCCATTGCTGTAAAGCCTCCTTGAGCTACCCCACCCTCTGCGAAAGGAAGAAACCCTCCAAACATAGATTTTAGGGCATTGAAGACTAACTGCTTTGCTATCATTGCTGCAATATCTGCAATGATAGATTTTGCCATATCTGCAAACGCTTCTTTCGCACTCTTTGTTCCCTGTATAAGAGCAGTAAGTGCGCCTGTCATGTTACTTTCGAGGCTGGTTGCGACTCCTGAAGCCAAAACATTTACGTCCATCAAGTCTCTCTTCGACTCACGAAGACCCATTAGTTTATCTTGTAAACTGCCTACAGCCACTTCACTCTCTGCCGCTACGTTTGCAACTGATTGTGTTTGTGCTGCTCCGAGAGTACCCCCGCCGGATTCTGCTCCTATAAGGGTTTCAAGATTATTTGCAGAAGTGGCTGCTTGATCTCTTGAAGCTTGTGTTACGCCTTCCGACATATCAGTAGAACGAATTCTCAGCTTTTCCATTTCTCCTCGAAGCTGTGCGTCAAGAAGTGCATATTCTGCCTGTATCATCGCTGTCTTTGCGGCATTGATAGTCTCTTGGTTGTCTTTTTCAAACTTTAGCTTTGCTTCTACTTGTTTGATCTCTTGGTCAATTGCAGTACGACCCTGATCCAGAATCTCAAAGAAAGGATTGCGTTGAAGCTGTCGTAGCTCGCTTGAATTATCAAGCTTCTGCTCTTGCTGTGATAGTTCGAAAGTTTTTCTTTTTACTCCAAGAATCTTATTCTCAAGATCGAGCTGTCTCTTGCTTTCATTGAATAACGCAGTGCTCTTTCTTAGCTCGTCTCCGAGTATTCTATCAATCTCTCCCTGGGTTGCCTCATTTTGCTCTTTCAATCCATTCAGATAGGCTTGTTGGTCGACTGTTAGTTTCATTCCGGCAAAAGAGGCTATTATTGCTTCATTCGCTCTTTTCCGAATTCTAAGTGCTTCAGCTTCGGCTTCCATCTGTGCTTCCATAAAAACAGCATTCTTAGACGCGAATTGACCTAAGTCTTTCTGAAGAGTTTTATTTTTTTCTAAATCTGAGACTAATTTACGTGCGAGATCGTCTGCTTTGTCAATAGCGTCAGAATAAGCCACGGCTGCTATTGTCAGTTTTTCTGTTTCACTAACTCCTTCTGCTAGGCCCTTATAAATATCACTTCCTTTTAAAACAGATACGAACTCTTTAGAGGCGTCTCCCATAGCATTCAATCTATCTAGTATATTGAAAGTGCCTCTTTCTTCTTCCGTAAGAGCGTTGAACTCTTTCTGTATAGTAAGAAAAGTACCTTCAACTCTGTCTCCTGCTGCTGCTAAGTCCGTGAAAGGAGTTTTTACTTTTCTGCTAAGTTTTGCAAATTCTCCCTGCAATTGATTTATAGCATCTGGAAGCTCATTGAAAGACTCCACAAAAACTTTTGTTCCTTTTTCAGCGTCTTCAACGGCTTCTGCTATAGCTTGTATTTGTTCGGCGGAAAGCTTTGAGTTTTCTGGAATTTTTGCCATCTCTGCGTTTATTGTTTTGAGAAGAGGAGAAGCTTCGGAGAAGCCCATATCAATCAAAGAAGTTTTTGCCGCATCGAGAGCGTCGGTAACATTAGAAGAGTCAAACATATTCTCAAAGTCTTTTGCAGCTTTGAGAGCTTCCTGCCTCATTACTTTTATTTCGTCGCTTTGTCCTGCACGTGCTTCTTGAGCAGTACCTCCTCTTTCCATTATTCGTCTTCGTGCTTCTTTTCTATCGTCAGATTCTGTAAATAACCTAACAAGTCCTGATCCTTGCCCTGCATTGTCTAAGGCGTCTTGAGCCTGTTGAATTTTTTCTGCCCTACCTTCTGTAGCGGTGCTAGCTAAGCTTCTCAATTCTGTTGCAACTTGCCCTGCAAATCCAGATCTAGCGTTTAGTTTTACAAACATAGCTTCGGTAGCATTTGCAGCTTGTTGCATCGCTTGCGTGATATCGTCTCCTGCTTCTTTCATTTTTTGAAGAGCAGTTACACTATCTTCTGCGGCTTGTTCAATGGCATTTTTTGCGAAAGGATCCCCAAAAACAGCAGTCAATCCTTCATATAATAGAGTTGCAGCAAAAAGAACCTGTCCTACAATAGGAATAGCATTTAGTGCGGCTGCTCCAAATAGTCTAAGACCTGCTGCACCTACCTTTGCGGCAGTACCTAGTTTACCAAAAACTCCGGCGGCTTTGCTTACGTCACCCGACATATTCCGTACTGCTTTTCCTGCTATTTTGAACTGACCAACTATACCACTACTAGCCATCATATTTGTGGCAACGGCCTCTCTTTTCCCGATTCTGCTACCCATTTTTGCATTTCTAGCTTTATTAGCAGCACTTCCGGTAACTGACGACATCCCTCCTAATGTAACCGCTTTTAATTGCTGAGTTGCCGATATTTGAGATTGAATCATCTGCAATTCGGCAGTCTTTTCTGCCATAAGCATTCTATGTGCAGTTAGTTGAGCACCCCTCAGCCCTTTTCCGGACGCTTTTAGTTTTTCTATGTTTGCTAATCTTACTCTTTCCGAAGCTTGTAAGCTTTTGAGTGCTTTACTGAGTTGTGTAGTGCTTGCGGTCCCCGCTCTTATAGAAGCCTCTAAAGCTTTGAATCCTTTTGGAGAAACATCACTTGTTCTTAGACCTTTCAGTGCTTTAGTATAGTCGTTTTCTATCTTGAGTGCGGCCTTTTTTGCCGATCTTTCTAATTCTTTGAAACTGGAGGCACTTTTTGTTGCCATCTCACTTAGAGCAGGGGCTAGCTGGCTTATAATAGTACCACCTAGCATAGCTAGAACTCCTATCAACGCTGTAGGTCGAGAGGCTAAAACATCTATCAAGGGGATAAAAGCTTCAGAAGCTTTGAATACTGCTTTTTGCAGGTCTCCAAAGGAAGCGGCTAGTTGGTCATACGGATTTGCTTCTATGTTTTTGGCTACTTCCCCGAACTTTCTCAAGCCTTGTTCAGTAACCGCATTGGCAAAAGCTTGTTGCTTTTCAAACTGAGTAAGTTGAGTTACTGTTTTACCTAAACTATTGGCATAAGTTCTAGAAGCTTCATCAAGACGTACAATAATACCTAATTCGTCTAATATTTCTGGCTCAAGTTTTGCAGTACCACGTACAAGCCTGTCCAAAGCGTCTGGAAGTTCTCGTCCTAGAGATATTGAAGCTCCTTTCGCAATGGTAGTTAGGTCTATCAATTGACTACCACTAAATCCTTGAGTAACACCTGTTGCTACAGTACGAAGGGCTTGCTCTGTATCAATTGCGGCTCCAGTAATTCCTTTTAGTTCGTTAGCAAGCCGTCGAAGATTTTGGCCTCCTATATTACCAGTACGTACTAAACTTTTCTCTAACTGCTCTACTTGGGCGGCTCTACGAAAGGCATTGAAAGCAGCAGTAACTGCGAAGATGTTTGCGGCAAGAGTAGCATAGGCGGGTACAAGACTTCCGCCAATACCTTGGGCCATTTTAGCAAAGTTTTTGGTTCCGTTTGCAGAAGCTTGAGCCGCTCCTTTTAGATTTCGGTCGGCTTGCTGGGCGGCGCGCGCAGTTTGATCAAGACCCGCACCTGCCTGCTTAGCACCTAAAGCTACTTTTTTAGTAGTACCTTTATCGTCTACATTTACATCAATTTCGACTTTATTCTTTGCCATTAGGTCTGAATATTATGGGTGAATTTACCACCGCTTGGTGCTTTAGCTTTAGATCTGCGCTCTTCAGCTTTTCTACGCTCTTCAGCTTTTTTCGCTCTGTACGCAACAAGATTGCTTTCGTACAGTTTCATCAAATATAATATAATTTTTGGTTCTTGTACCTCGTAAACTTTGAAATAATAATCTATTCCATCCCAGTACTTTCCCATGTAAGAACCGCTCATACCTTCATAGTGATCTGGAAGAAGGCTGAACATAAAAAATGCCACTTGCACCTCTTCTGGAAATTCAGAAAGGCTGAGCGGCATTTTAGTAGGGTCAGGTTCTTGTCCTAGCTGTTCGCAAATACGCAAGTATTTATCAAAATCTATATCACTGTCCGATTCAGATATGTATCGGTCAAATAGAGATTGTATAACCCCTATTTGGTCCCAGTAAAATTTTCTAGTTCACCCACTGTTTCTGTAACCCAGCTATCGAAAGTGCTGGAATTCTTCATCAACAATTCGGCGTTATCTTGCGTATACGGCAATTCATCTTCAGCGTCCAAACTTGAGATATCTACCAAAAGAAGCTCTTCTAGGTAACGATACTTTAGGCCGGACC